CCGAAGTTGTTTCAGAACCCCAAGTGATTGCCGGTAACTGCGCACTAGCCAAACGCCCAATGGCATCGGTAGCGTTCACGGTGGCAGTGGCATCAGCCACGATTTGGTAATCGAACGACCAGTTATCAATGAAACCTGTGAAAATGACAACGTTGCCAGACCATACACGCACCGCAGCTTGAGGTTTAATTTCCCCATAGAACGGCCCTGCACTGTAAGACGGGTCAAAGGTTCTTGCGTTGTTGTCCAAAGTGATTGAGCAAGTGCCTGCCTGGTAAGAGTCAAGCTCGCGCGAAACGCCTCGAGTAATGCTCACCGCACGAACATAAGAAGTTATATCTTGATAGGTGTAAACACCGAACGAAGATTGTGTAAACCCGAACTCAACTTTTTGTGTTGGCACAGCCATCAGTTACGCCAACCCTTACCGTTCACACGCTCATAAGTTTTGATTGCCTTGATCACTGCGTTGCCAATCGAAGCACCGTCAGCACCAACGCCAGCGTTCACGGTTATGTTGTAAGTCGAACCGCCCTTGCCCATGTTCAACTTGCTCAAAGGAATAATCGCCTCAGCCTGGCCACCTTCAGCAACCTGAACAGTGCGGCCACCAGGAGTCGCAGGAACAATACCGCCTTGCGCAAGTTTAGGAATCTTGCCAATCTTCAGGTCAATGGTTCCACCCGAAGCCCACTTGACACCCTCGAGGACAGTGTTCAGGCCGTCGATGATTCCATTCACGCCGTCAATCATCATGTTCACAAAGCCCTTGAAACCCGTGATAACACCATTGAAAATGCCGGTAACAAAGTCACCAATGAACGTGAACACGGTTTTGAACACAGGCATCAATGCAGTAATCCAACCAGCGATCGCGTTGATTGCGCCACCAAGAACAACACCCAACCAGTTAGCGAGTGTCGCAACGATATCAATCACCGGTGTGAGCATCGTGGTCAAAGTGTTCACAATCAAAAGGATTACTGGAACAAGTGCCAGGAGTAGTTTGGTCAATGGCGGCAGGATTGCTTTGGTCAATGGCATGAACGCAAACACAAGCTTCAGCAACACCGGAATCAAAGGCAGAAGTGCGCCAACAATTTTCAACACTGCCTGAATAAACAAACCAAGCATAGGAGCCATATCGGCAAACATTTTGCCAATCATCGGCAACACAGCACCCAGAGTCTTTTTCATCATTTCGCCAAGCATCGTGATAACAGGCAAAAGCAAGTTGATAATTGGCACAGCAACCGCGACAACAATATCGGCCAACATCTTCAGCACGTCAATGATTGGTTTCAATGCCGTCATAAGACCAGGCATCACAGCAATCAACGCGTCAAAAATTGGTTTCAACGCACCGATAACGTTGGCCAACAATGGCCCGATTTGGGTAATGATAGGCATCAAAGCAGAGGCGAGGTTGTTGATCACTGGGAGCAACGCTGCACCAATGGTTTCCTTGAGCGAATCCATCGCGACTTTGAAACGGTCAAAAGGGTTAGCGGTTTGTTCAGCAGCACCCTTCACCGAGGTTGCGAAATCGTCAATGCCGCCCTTAGTTTTTTTCAACTGAGGAGCAAGCATATAAAGAGATTTTGTGTTGCCGTTCTGCGCTTTAACGAGCGCACTCATAACAGCATCGAGAGGTTTACCCGAAGCGGCTGCACCGTCAAGAGCGATTTGCAACAACTTCTGTCCACCAGCCAACGAGCCTGTGCCACGCACAGCGTTCGCGAGAGCCGGTCTGAGATTGTCGTCGAGCTGGCCGGTAGCCATAGAGAGCTTCTGCACGAACGCTTCGTTAGTGGCAATCTGTTCTTTAGTCGCACCAGTGGTTCGAGTTAATTGTTCAGCAAGAAGTTTCTGACTTTTAGCATCCTCAGCAGCAGCCTTAACAGACTCACCAATACCCTTGATCGCTAACGCAACACCAGCAGCACCGGCAGCAAAACCGACCATCTTTTTGATAGAACCGCCCAGGCTACCAAAAGAACCCTCGGCCTTCTTAATGCCCGAGTCATCGAACTTCGTAGCAATAGGGAGAATAATCGCCATTATTTGTAACCTCTGTTCGCAATTTCAACATACTTTTTAACGACTGCTTCAACGTCAGCCTCGAGCTGCCCTTTGTGGTGTTCCAGCGCAGGCCATGCGTAACGTGATCCACGTCCACCAAGTTTGGAAACCATCGCCGAACCCTGGCCGTTCAAACGGTGGCGGCGAATGTTTCCATAACGGTCGGTATAAGGTTTCGAGAAACCCGAACCCTTGTCACCTTTACCAATCCAAGAACCGGAACGGCCAGCAATATCTGCAATCACAGTCATCGGAGCCATAACCTTCACCGACACCAGCGACGAAACACCGCCGCGAGTATTGCCACCAGAAGCAGTGCGGAACTGAACAGTGGTTTTGTTAGCAGCCACAGTGCCACGTTTGCCCACCTGGTTGTTCCAACCGTAACGACCCTTAGTATTCATACCCGACAAAGGTGCAGTGGTCGGCAACATCGGTTTGATAAGTTGTTCGGCCTGACGGCCCACAGCTTTAGCATCACGCAAAAACTGTTTGCGCAAGTCAGGGTCGATTTCCTTCAACGCTTTGTTAATGGCACGAATATCGGAAGCCAAAAAATCCCTAGCACCAACGCCGACGAGTCCACGATCGTTGCGCGCAGTAGGAACATAAACTTCGAAACCGGCCATACATCAATTCTACCTTCGCCAAATTGTTATAAAACTTGCACACAAAACAGCCGAAAAGCATTAGGCTGATACCAAGCCACGAGAGAGGAAACCAAATGGCCGACCTAAAGAAACTAATCGACGAATACCGCGAGCTTGTAAAAGCAATCGAGTTTGGCGAACGCACTGAAGCAGTCAACGCTGAATGGATTGACTGGAACCAGGAGAACGCTGAAACACTGCAAGGCCTCGGAATCCACACCTACGATCTATTCGACCAGGTGTATTTGGAACTCGAGCATCTTTTCTACCCGACCGATACCCTGAACAAAGTCGTTGAAGAATGGCACCGCGAGAACAGCGTGAAGCTACTTGAAAAAGGTCTTTACAGTTATGACGAAGTTTTCACCGCCATCGACAAACTAACAAACACTTACGCTGTCGGCACCAGTGAGCAGTTGAAAACTGCGCTCACCGAAATCGCTGCCATTCCCCTAATGACAACCGAAGTGTTGCAGGAGATTATTTACGAAGCGAGCCGTGGCCTCAACCCTCACGCAATCGAAGGTCTAACCAAAGTCACGATCAACGTCTAACCCCAAAAGAAAGAATCCCCTGGCCAACACCAGGGGATTTTTTTTTACTCTGAACTGTTCTGCGCCTTGAGAGCCATCATCATCGTATAAAGCATACGATCAGACTCCTGCAGCAACACGCTAGGTGCGATACCGGTGGCAACAGCCAAAGAGGCTATGAACCAGTGTTCCGACTTATCGCCAAGAGCTATGAAACTTTTGGGTCTTCAGTGTCCGTAACCGAGTCAATGGTTTCAATCCACTGCTCGAAGGTAACGTTCGACTTCGAAGCACGAACGTCAGCCTTCCAAGCGAGCCAGCACATATCTTTGAACGACTCAATTTTGGTTGCCGGCAGATCATGTTCAAGCTCGAACGCAATCAGGTCGGCAGCGATAACACGAATGTCGCGCGTGGTTTCGTCTAGGTTGACGATGCGTAGAGTGGTTGCCATTGTTACGCGGTCGCTCTGCTGACGGTTCCGGTGATTGGCCAGGTAACCGAAACGGTTGACAAGTCACCAATGTTGCCCTGGACACCGTAGCCGTTGATTAGAACGGTGGCAGTGTAAGCAGGGTTAGATGACGAAACAGCCGTCGAGGTCGGAGTGATAACGATCGTGCCAACAGTTCCCAATAGTGGGTAAATGGTTGCATCGACAGCCGCAGCACCGAAGTCTTGGTTGAACTGAAGTTTGACAGAACCAGACTTCAGGCCTGCAACACGAGTCTTCCAAGTGTTACCGAACGAAGTGGTTTCAACATCGTTCACGTCGAACGACATTTCCACCTGGGTGAGCCACGAGCTGACGTTAGTGCCGTTCAGTGTGGTCTTGAAGTCTTGTGCTACGAATACAGCCACAATAATCCTTTGTTAGAGAGCGAATACTTGAACCGAAAACTCGGCACTCAAATAGTT